GTGCAGGGGAACAGAGGGATGGTATCATATATACATTAGAAGCAGACGAATACGCTAGAGCCTCACCATCACACATGTTAGATATAATGGCTGATCGTTCCAATAAATATGACTGTGCCTGTAAGATAGACCAAGCCCACCCAGGATTTATAAGAGACTTGGAAGAGCGAGGTATACCATCATTACCTGTTAATTTCGGGCTACAGATAAGGGACCATGAATCAGCTAGTGTTCAATCACTACGGTCTAAAATGACTATCAACGCTGCACAAATGATAAAGAATGGTGGGGTTATAATACATGAGGATATGAAGAAACTAATAGCACAATTACGCTCTGCCACATTTGATAAGACAGGAGGGGTAGATAAGACTGAATTAAACTTTGATGTGGGAGATGCATTTATCATGATGTGTTGGGAATTAAAAGAATTTGATTATGGAGGGTATGATGTCATGGATAATAAAGTAGTAGATCGAACTGAATCATTAGATAAGGTTAAAAGGAAGGGTGGATTATCTATGAATGTGGAGAGTTTTGAATGAGTAGACACCAGGAAATACCAAGGCCTAATGAGGAACAAAAGAAACTCATAGAGACTGCATTCATTAAATCATTCGGTATGCCATTTAGAAGGATGCGTAAGGAGGACATGGCATTTATGATACTCACTCAATCTACAAACTTTAACAAGATTAATAGGGAGGCATATGAGGTAGTAAGGATAGGTATGGCTATGAAGAGACAAAGAGATACATTCCATAAGAATTTACGAAAGAGAGATAAGAAATGACTAACCTAAGAGATACTATAGCATTAGAGGCTGAGATACGACGGCTACGAAATGAAAAACATATGATGGTAAACTATGAAGGAGTCATCAAACAACTCAAAGAGGAATTATCTAGAACAGTAGGAGATTTTCTAACTCTCAAAGAGAAATTAAGTAAAGAAACTCAAAATCTTGTTAAATCGATAACAATGCATACAGAAACAAAACAGAAACTAGAGAAGATAGAGACTATTCTAGATAAATATGGTGATTATAATGTTGTAATCACAGTCAAAAAAGAAATACTAGAGGGTAACTAATGCACTGGTCTAAACGCTGCGTATGGTGTGTAATGGAACGGAAACATAACATAACAATAAGGGACCATGAACATGACTAAGACTTGTAGCAGATGTAAAAGAGAATATGCTAGGGATTCATATCTTGATCATGCTTGGCACGAAGAGAAGATTAAATATTGTTTAGGAGAAAGAATATGACTAAGGCAGGCCATAAATGTAATGACTGTACACCAACGAATGGTATCTTTGAGTTTAGAGGGCAAACCTTTATTAGGGATAAATGGATACTAACATACGTGTCAGAGAGTAATACAGGTGATGAGTTATGAATAAAGAAGAGTGGAAACAATCATTCAATTTAAAATATAAACGTTTTACAAATGATGAAAAAAAGGATGCTTATGGTTGGAGTGGTTGTGCCATCGGGTGTAGATTAGAAGAAGAATCACCAGAGATACATAAGATGAAAGACAAAATAATGAATAAATTACTTACACCTAAGGCTTTAAGATTAGGGATTAAATTCTATGATTATGTTAGAGATGATAACGTAGGAAAGGCTGAAAAAACATTTAATCAAATACAAGAATTGGACAACATAATTAGGGTGAAATGTAAGAGATATTATCCTTGGAGTAAGTATTTTTAATGACTAGACCAGTTAATACACATCTAGCCTTATTCGCTCAATTCCTAGATTCAGTTAAAGAACTAACCACAGATATAGAGAGTGTTAATGCAGCATTAGAGGAGAGAGATGACTATGATGAGGTTACACAATTCCATAACACTAAACGACTAATTCAGAGATGGTTAGATAGAAATGGGAATATGGTAATATGACTGATACTTGTTTATTATGTGAAACAGATGCAGTAGACATGGATGGCTGGTTTATAAAGACTGAACCAGCACATGGTAAGATGGCAATAATAGAATGTATTTGCCCTTGGTGTGTTAAAGAGATAATAATCAACAAAGTAATTGAGATATAGTTATTATTTCTCTTAGTTATACATTCTAATATTATCGTATGTTTAAACGTAAATCTTCTGGCCGTAAAGCAGAGGCTAAAAAGGCCAAGAAGGTATATCACCAAAACTCAGACAGGGAAGAGTTTATTAAAAATAGACTAGGTATTAGTTCTGCATCACCTAGAGATAAAGTAATATTTGAATTAAACAAGATTAAACACAAACCAAGGTTATTAAAACAACTAAAGATAACTGAATCAGACTTGAAAGTATATGGGTTCTAATGACTGACTGGTCTTATACTGATAGTAATATTTGGTCAGGTACACAATTATACCCATCAGCTTACGGTGGGACATACACCACATCTTTCAATAAAAATGCATCCACTACCACCATGGTTTTTAATGAATATTTAGATTGGCTACCAAAATCATGTACTCATAAGAAATATTTTCCTTCTTGGCATTTAGTAAGGAGTTATGTGGATTTATAATGGTTTACGGTATATATCTTACTCTAGACCAGAAACAATGGTATAGGGATAATTTCTCAGCCACTAACAAACTAACAGGTACCATATATACCGATACAAATAGAACAGTAGCCAAGGATTTAACCGGTTATACCATTACGATTAAAATGTTCAAGGGTAATAGATGGGGAGACTATTTTGATAAAGCAGCCACTATAGTTACTGAGGCAGATGGTACATGGGAATATGCAGTAGGCCAAGGAGAAATACCACCACCGGATATCTTTAACGTAGTAGCTGATATTTCAAAATCAGGAGATAGAGAGAGCACATTGAATAGAGTTGAATTATTAGTATTAGAGGGACCATCAACATGAGCGCTGCTAAACGATTCGACCCTATTGGAAATCCTATTAACTACGATATAGATGAGAAATATTCTATACAAGAGGCCAACATGGTACCACTAGCCAAGATAGTTAGGTCTGATTTCTCTAGAGAGCACCCAGTTCAAGTCACATTCCAAAGATTAATCAACGTACACGATAGAACACCACAGGTACAAGTAGCAGTATCATCCTATTCAGAATTAATCACTGGTACTGAGATGGTATTTAACACAGAGGATGAAGGGGCACAGAAATACCTACAGGACTGGGCAAGGGCAGCAAACTTTTATGATAAATTCGAAGGCCTAGTAACTACCGTATTAATCTGTGGTAATGGTATCCTTGAGAAATTAGACGAGAAAGACACACAGGATGTAATGGAGGTAGATATGGCAACTATCATAGCCAAGAAAAGAGATGAGGTAGGAGCACTACAATACTACGAGGCACGTTCACAGAATGGACAGACTAATCAACTAGGGGAAGGTAAACTAGGTAAGTTTATAGAGTTTAATTTAACTAACTATTCTAGGCAAGCATGGGGTAAATCATTATTCTATAGTTTAGCAGTCCCTAGAGTAGTAGGGAATAGAACCCAAGCACCAATCATTGAACAACTATGGAGTATAGAGGATGCAATGTCAGCCATATACATTAACAACGCTTATCCAATTACTACCATTACCTATCCTGGTGCATCAGATGACTATCTAAAGAAAGAAGCAGTTAGATGGCAGAAATACAAACCAGGTGATAAACGAGTACAAAAGATTAAACCAGAAATAGAGTTTGCAGAGATACAAGGGAGTCAATCTAAATTCACTGAAATCATAGACCACTGGGAGAAACTAGTTGAATTAGGTACACAATTCCCTCACGATATACTAACCGGTGATTTCACATCTAGAGCATCATCAGAGACTACCGAATCAATAGTAATGAAACGAGTAAGAGGATACCAACGATATCTAGGTAATAAACTAAAGAACGAACTCTTTGACCCTATCCTTATTCAAGGTGGATTTAACCCAGAAAAAGTTATGCTTACCATATCATTTGCAGCACAGAATGTAATAGAGATAACACCTGACCAAGTAGAGAAGAGAGTAGTATCAGGATTATGGACCATTAAAGAGGGTAGAGAATGGGATAGAGAGAATATAGGTGTTGAACTACCAGACGATGAGACTATACAGGCCAAAGAGGATGAGATGAATAAACAGAATGAACTAGCACAGAAAGACCTAGACAGTAAGGACGAAGAGATTAACTCACTAGGCAAGAAGGTTGAACGTCTAATCATTGAGCATAATCTATCAAAGGAGAACGTCAAACTCAAGGAGAGGATGCAACATAAATTTGAGCTTATTAACCAAGCAAATAAAGAAAATAATGATAAATTGGCACAATCAAGAATTAAAGCACTAGAGAAGATTATAAGTAAGGTGGATGAACTTGGTTAATCTGTTTTTAAATGAAGATTTAATAGAAGCATTTCACTTTCCAATCACAGATGTAGGTGCATCTAGTACAGTATCAGTTATAGTTCAGAATCCACTAGCAGACAAAGTAGAGTTAATACCATTCAGTAATGACCCAGACGTAGACGTTATATCATATCCTAGAACCTTAAAACCTTTAGAATCAGCAGAATCAACATGGAAGTTTTCCCCTAAGAAAGAAAGATTAACCCCATTAAAATCACAGATAGGCTTTAAGGAGATTATTGGATGAATCATTTAGAAGATTTAGGAAGAGTTACAGGTTACTCATATACTCCAGTTTATCATATTGACGGTAAAATAATTTATGGTAAAAAAGTAGAGGTTAAACTTGGCTGATAGTGGATTCTGAACTATAACTGATACTGTACTAGATGCACCTACATCTGTGATTGGAAAGTGAAATGCTTCTATTAAATCTTCATTTAAAAACAGATTAACCA